ATCTGAGCGCCTTTCGCCACGTTGGCGACATCCTCGACCTTCGTCTCAGGAAGGCTCATGTTTGCACCTTACCCATGGGCATGGCTGCAATCCCCTGGTAAGCACCAGGAGCAAGATGGACGGTCAGTGTTCCCGTCTGGAGTCCGGCCACAGCCAGAAGTCCCAATGGAACCTCCCCTCCAGGTCCGTAGACTGTCTCCGTTGCTACCGGTTCCAGTCTTATCAGGTCATGACCAGTCTGTCCCGACTCCGATCCTCCTACGTAGATCGGGTTGTCTCCGCCCTGGGCATCCAAAGCATGCGCATAGGGCGGTTGGTCATTCTTCCCCTCAAGGTGATTTATCAATTCAGGCATTACCTCGCCTGTATCGAATAACTCCGTTTGCCAGGAGTCCGAAGCGTCTCCCGGCATTTGAGGCTCTTCGAGTCCCACCGTGGGTCTCGTATCGCCGTATCCTTGAATAATGGCACTGCTTCCATCAGTGCTCATATACGCATTATTCACAGTCGTGTCATCTCCAAGCATATGACAAGCATTCTCTCCTGGAGCAGCAGATCCACCCGCAGTGGGTGTGACATACTGTGCGTAGACCCATTCCCGACCAATGTTCGAGAATAGAACGCCACCTCCATCCCGAGGAAGGAGATTGGAGGTGACAGAGGTGTGCCCCACATAGTGGGCCGCATCGAAGAACACCTTATAATCATGGTATGCCGGATAAGCAACATGAGCCTGGCGGTTCATCTTATCCCAGAGTCGCTTCGCTTTCTTCCAAGACTGGTATACCGTCCAAGAGGTCGGTAAACACCGCATATGCATGGGACCAGGCGCCCCACCGGCGCCTGACCATGAGAACGACTCTACAAGGTAAACGAAACCTTGCCGATACGCCTGTCTGTTCACTTGTGAAAGACATTCTGCAAGGTCGATATATTCAATTTGTTCCTCACCTAACTCAAAGGTCAAGGTTCGAACTGCTGTCTTCATGGCTCGTCTTCCTCGCCAACAGCACTTGAACTTCACGAGAAGTGTCAAGAATCCCGAGTTTCTCACACAGGGCATTTATGCCAGCGTGATGCACAAAGTAAACCTCGGGTAATTCCATGGCGATCGCCAGAGGGCTCAGGCCATCCACCGTGATTGCACGGAGCGCTCTGATTCTCAGAGACTCACGATGGTTATCGTGTGGATCGTCACGCCACACCCCAATCATGGGGAGTTCCTCTACTCGAGTGTCTTTCTTTCGACAATAGTCTCTTGCCTGGTCTCTGGTGCCATTCCGTTGTTCGTAATGTCCAGACCACCGTTTGGCAACTTCGCCAATACGGAGAGAGACCTCCCATTCAGTGTATGCCTGAATGTGATAGAAGCCTTTCGAATCAACTTCTATCTGTCCATTCGCATAGCGAATACCATTGCATTCGGACAATCTTTGCCAGTGTTCCCTGAACTCTTCCACAACGCCAAGGGCGTATTCATCCCAATCGTCTATTTCATCTACGACGATTCCGACATGCCCTGGCTGGACTGTCACCATCCAGTGCCTATACTGATTGGCCATAGGGCCACCTCCCATGGATGCGCAGACAAGCTGCACACTGATGTAGCCTTACATCAGTGATCTGCGTCGTGCACCAAGCACGCTCGCATTCCTTCATGGAACCACCAACACAGTTCGTTGTCCACAGCTACAGTTCCAAACCCATGAGTCTACGAACTCCTGGCACCTTCCGCAATATCGCATAATGGCCGTTGCACGCCCCTCGCTCTTAATGTTAAGGGTTCACCGCGGTCCATGGCACACTGCTCCCCTAAGTTACCTGTTTCACAGGTTGGGTAATAATACGTTCACAGCCTAACGGCCGCTCCGTTCATGACCCAACCTGTAGGCTCTTCGAGCCTTAGCACCACCACGGAGGGTAGTCCGGATCGCAATATCCGGCCCTCAAAACCGTGACTGTATCTACAGATTCAGCAACTAATGGAGATGCTGCTTCTGCTCCATGTCCCCAATCGACAGCGATCGCTGATCCTATTCCAAATATAAATGGGTCCATACCCGGCTGCGCTGCAAACCAGACACCAGCCGTTTTCACTGGGGGAGGCCCCCAGATAATCATAGCCGCTTGCACCAAGTATGATGCAACGAGCAGACCTGCGCCTGCCCTCCATGACCAATGGGCCATCTCCCTCACCGTCCACTGCGTGGTGCTCGGGACGTCATGAATATCGCCGACTCCTACGACGATAAGCCTTCTTCACAGAGCTATCTCGATAGCGAGTATCACGTCTAGTATACGCACTTCTCAGGCTTTTTCGGCCTACTGAAACAAGTTTCCGGCCTAATTTTTTACCATTAGGGTAGATCCAGCGAACTCGCTTTCTTCCCTTCGAGAAGATCTTACCCTTCTTCCAAATCTTTCGGCGTGCCATCAGCAGACACCCCCGAGAAGATGAATCCCCTGGGCAAGTGCCCCAGCTTGCCAGAGGAAGAACACGATCACCGCCGTGATCATTTGATTCTCTTTCACCAGATTGAGAATCTGAGCGCCTTTCGCCACGTTGGCGACATCCTCGACCTTCGTCTCAGGAAGGCTCATGTTTGCACCTTACCCATGGGCATGGCTGCAATCCCCTGGTAAGCACCAGGAGCAAGATGGACGGTCAGTGTTCCCGTCTGGAGTC